GCCGTACAAGTTCGCCGACGTGGACCAGAAGGGCCACGAACGCCAGCCGCTGAAGCTGATGCTGATTCACACCGACCACTTCAAGAGCTGGGTGCACTCGCGCATTGAGTGGCCCGTGGAGCATGCCGGTGCCTGGTTCATTTCTCAGGATGCCAGCGACGACTACTGCCAACAGGTGGTGGCCGAGGCGCGATTGGTGACCCAGGCCGGCCGCGTGTTCTGGCACAAGCTGCGCACCGACAACCACTACTTCGACGCCGAAGTGCTGGCCACCGCGGCGGCGCATCTGGAGCAGGCACACCGCCTGCAGCGAACAGGTGACGAAATGCTCGATGTTCCCAACGACGACGAGAGCGCGGCGCAAGCCGATGAAGCGCCGACGGCGCCTGCGGGCACTGGCGGCAAACAGAAATCCAAGCCCCCACCGGAACCGGCTCCGCCGGCACCCAGGCGCAAGAAGCGTCGACGGGGCGCAGTGAGCGAGTGCGAACTATGAGAAACCGTCGAGCAGTCCTTGCCGAGATTGGCGCCATTGATCGGGCTATCTCGGCGGTGCTGGAGGGCGGCCAGAATGTCGAGGTGACCACGGCGGCTGGCACGCGCAAGGTGCAGATGGCTGACCTGAAGACGCTCTACGCGCAGCGCGACCGCCTCCGGCGCAGCCTGCGCGGCGGGCCGGTCGCGCGGCAAGGAGTGCCGATATGAGCCGAAACGTCTTCGACAGATTCGTCGGATTCTTCTCGGCTTCGGCAGCTCTGGATCGCGCCCGCGACCGCTTGAGCCTGGATGCTCTGGACTCGTTTGCCGGCGCCTCGAAAAGCCGCCCGGCGCTGAAATCGTGGTTCACCTCTCGCAAGGACGCCGATGGCGACCTCAATCCGGAGCTGGCCACGCTGCGCTCGCGGTCGCGTGACCTGGAGCGGAACAACCCGATCGCTCACGGCGCGATCAAGACGAAGACGGTCTACGTGATCGGTACCGGGCTTCGCCCTGAGCCGAGCATCGACGCCGAGTTCCTGGGCCTGACCTCCGAGCAGGCCGACCAGTTGCAAAAGCAGATCCTGCGCGAGTTCAACCTGGCCGCCGACTGTCTGGAGGCCGACGCAGCACGGCGCAAGACCTTCTACCAGAAGCAGGCCGAGCTGTTTCACAGTGCCCGGGTCAACGGCGACGCCTTTATGGTACTGCCGCACTTCGAGCGTGAAGGATCGCAGTACGCCACGCGGTTCCAGTCGGTTGAGTCGGACCGGGTCTGCAACCCGCAGAACAAGCCGGACAGTGACAAACTGTCGAGTGGCTTTGAGCTGGATGAGCACGGCGCCGCGGTTGCCGTGCACATCCTGCAGGTCAACCCGACGCGCCGCTTTCTACTGTCGAAGGCGACCTGGCAGCGGCTGCCGCTCTTCGGTGAGCTGGGCCGGCGCAATGTGCTTATCCACTCGAACCACAACATGAGAGCCGATCAGACCCGGGGCATTCCTGATCTCGCCCCGGTGATCGAGGTGATCAAGCAGGCCGGCCGCTATATCGACGCCGAGTTGATGGCGTCGGTGATCAGTTCGAAGTTCACCGACTTCATCAAGTCCTACCGGGACGATGGTGGGGCCGGTGGTGCTTATGCACCGGGCGGTGGTATGGGTGCCGGCGCTGCCGAGGATGATGACGATGACGAAGAGCCCCGCGACCTGCGCCTGGGTGATGGTCTGGTGTACGAGCTGGACAAGGGCGAGAGCATCGAAACCGCCAACCCAGGGCGCCCGAACGCTGCATTCGACCCCTTCGTCACCGCGCTGTGGCGGATGATCGGCGGCGCTATCGGCGTGCCATTCGAGGTTCTGATCAAGCACTTCACGGCCAGTTACTCGGCCAGCCGGGCTGCGCTACTGCAGTTCGCCCATTACATCGCCGTCGACCGCGCCAACTTCGTGGTGGACATCTGCCAGCCGTATTACGAAACGGTGATCGCCGAGGCCGTAGCGAAGGGGCGTTTGAGACTGCCGGGCTTCTTCCAGGACCCGATGGTTCGCCGGGCTTACTGCCAGGCGCTGTGGCACGGACCGAACCTCGGCGAACTGGACGAGCTGAAGGCGGCGAATGCCGCGGAGAAGCGCCTGAAGATCGGCATCACCACGCATGAGCGCGAATCTCGGCACCTGCTTGGCATGAGCTGGACGCAGCTGAATGCGCGGCGGGTGATCGAGGAACGCCACAAGTTCAAGACGGCCCCGACCAACGATCCGCCGGACACCGGCGACAACGACGACGAAGGCCCCGAAGGCATCCGCCAACGGGGCCTTCCTTTGCCAGGGGACAACCGATGAAAAAACTGCTGGCTTTGCAGTTCCTCGCCTCGCAGGCGTGGGCGCTGCCGCCGAGCATGCTCGCCGACATGGAGGCCATCGCCCGGCGTGAGGTCCAAGCAGGGCGCCTGGAGGCCCTGACGGCGCGCGACGGCGAGTCACTGAGCGCGGCACCCGCGGTCGAGACGCGAGACGGCGTCGCGCTGATCAAGGTGCGCGGGGTGGTGTCGCGCTATGCCAGCTGGATGCACGACATCTGCGGCGGTACCTCAACCGAGGCGCTGGCCAAGTCGCTGAGCGCAGCGATTGAAGACACCAAGGTGCGAGCTGTCGTGCTCTGGATCGACTCCCCAGGCGGCCAGGTCAACGGCCTCAACGAAATGGCGGAATTGATCTACCAGTCGCGGGGCGCCAAGCGGATCGTCGCCTACGTGGGCGGTCAGGCCTGTTCGGCTGCGTACTGGATGGCGTCCGCCTGCTCCGAGGTGGTGATCGACGCCACTGCCGAGCTGGGCTCTGTGGGCACTGTCGCGGGCTTCCGCATTCAGCCGCAGACCGAGGGCGAGCAGCGTATCGAGATCGTGTCCAGCAACGCGCCCAACAAGCGCCTGGACCCGACAACCGACGCCGGCAAGTCCGCCGTCCAGACCATCGTCGACGACCTCGAAACCGTCTTCATCGACGCGGTCAGTCGAAACATGGGTGTTGCCCGCGACAAGGTGCTGGCCGACTTCGGTCGGGGCGGCACGTTCATCGGCGCTAAAGCCGTTCAGCAAGGAATGGCGCACCGCCTCGGCAGCCTGGAAGGGCTGATCGCCGAGCTGGGAGGGCGCCAGTCCCGGTCACTTTTTCAACCCCGGGCGTCCATCGCCACGACTCAAACCCAAGGAGCAACTATGCCTCTGACTATCGCTGAAGGGGCGACCGCGGCCGCTGTCGCCGCAGCCCTTCAAACGCAACACCCCGACGCCTATGCGGCGATTGTCGCGACGGGCAGTGCCGAAAAGGCCACTGCCGTAGAGGCGGCCCGTAAAGAGGGGCACGCCGCTGGCCGCCTGGAAGGGGTCGCCGAGGGTGCCGCCGCTGAGACCCAGCGTGTTGCCGCGGTATTTGCCGTCAGCCTGCCTGGCCACGAAGAGCTGATCCAGACCCTGGCGCTCGACGGCAAGACCACCGGTGGCGAGGCGGCAGCGCAGATCATCGCCGCCGAGAAGAAAGGCGGCAGCGACTACCTGCATGCCGCAGCCAACACCGACGCCAACAAAGTCCAGGGCGGGCAGGAAAGCCAGACCGGAAAGAGCGCCATCGACGCTCGCGCTCTGGCCACCGAAGCCCGCGCACTGGTCGATGCCGAGGCGGCCAAGGGTAACAAAATCACCATTTCCGCAGCCGTGCGGATGATCCAGGGGGGCAAGTCCTGATGAGCCGTCAATATATCGAAAGTCGTCGCGCTGCGGCTGACGTAGAGCCGTATCGCATCGTCGCCTACGACCGTGAAGGTGAGTTCGCTCAGGCGACCGGTGCCGGTCCCGGCGCTTCAGCGCTGATGGGGATCACCACCAGCATGGGTGCGGTTGCCGGCACCGTCTGCGATGTGATTCGCAGCGGTCCGGCCGAGTTGGAATATGGCGGTTCCGTGAACTACGGCGATCCGCTGACTGCCGATGTCGACGGGCGCGCCGTGGTAGCAGTCCCGACGGAGCCATTCATCGCGCGCGCCGACGAAGCCGGCAGTGCAGGCGTCATCGGCCGCGTTTTCATTGAGCGCGGTGTGCTTCTCCCCTAATCCAACTTTCCGCCCTGAGCCAGGAGCAACGACAACATGCCTGCACCGTTTCCCGTAGATCCCGTCCGCACGGGCATCGTCATCGCCTACCGCAACGACAAGCTGATCGCCGACCAGGTGATGCCCCGCACGCCCGTCGACGGTGAGCTGTTCAAGTGGTCGGAGTACGACAAGGCCGAGCGCATGACCCACATCGACACTGAAATCAGCCGCAAAGGCGCGGCCAAGGAAGTCGAGTTCGGCGCCACCGAAAAGAACGCTTCGACCGCTGACCACGGCCTGGATGACGTAGTCCCCCAAGGCGACATCGACAAGGCCGCAGCCGGCAATTCCGGCTATGACCCACTCGATCACGCCTCGGAGGCGCTGACCGATTTGATCCTGCTGGATCGCGAGGTGCGCACCTCGCGCATCGTCTTCGACCAGAAAAACCATTCCCATGGCCGCGCACTGACTGCGGCGGAGCGCTTCAGCAACCGCGACGCTGACCTGCTGGCGTTCCTGCTGGAGCAGTTGGACAAGCCGCTGATGCGCCCGAACACCCTGACCATCGGCCGCGCCGAGTGGACGCAATTGCGCGTCAACCGCTCGATGGTGGCGGCGGCTCATGGCAACAGCGGTGACAAAGGCGTCGTAAGCCTGGCTCAGATGCTCGAGCTGCTGGAACTCGACAACATCTTCATCGGCGAAAGCCGGGTGAATATCGCAAGGAAGGGCAAGCCTGCCGAGGTGGCGCGGGTGTGGGCTGGTCATGCCGCGTTCACCTACCTCGCGCCGAACGTATCGGTGCCCAGCGGGACCCTCACCTGGGGCGCAACCCCGCAGTTCGAAGACCGCTTCGCCGCCACCTGGTACGACGAAAAGGTCGGCCTGAAGGGTGGCTACCGCTTGCGCGTAGGTGAACAGGTGAAGGAGCTGGTGATTGCCAAGGAGTGCGGACTGCTGCTGCGCGATGTGATCGCGGCCCCTGCCGGCGACTGATTCGCGGCGGCGCGTATGAACACGATACCCCGCCCAGTGCGGGGTTTTTCGCAGCCGAAAACCCGCCCGTGTTGACGGGCTTTCGCATGCGAAAAAAGGAAGAACATGAGCCGATTCGACATTGTCGACCGCACCATGCTGATCTGCGCAGATACCACCGTTCAGGTGGTGACGGCTGCGGGTGACCGCTTCGACGTTGACGGCATTTTCGATAACGCCGAAGTCGATATCTCGCACAAGCGTGAGGGGAGCACCGGCGCCGGCGGGATCAACTTCAAGCACCGACAGCCAGTGTTCACCACGGCAGACAAGCGGGTGACCGGCATCGACAAGCAATGGCGCCTGATCATCAAGGGCGAATCCTACTTCTGCCCCGAGCCCTATTCGGACGGGGCGGGCTGGGTCACCTTGTGGCTGGCGCGCAGCGTGGGCGACCTCACGCAAGAGGAGGCAGTGCAGGGTGGCAACGTCTGGCGTTAGTTTTCAACTGAGCTTTGCCCGCGAGATCACCCGCGTGACGGCGCAGATCCAGGCCACGCCCGAGCAGGTGCAGAAGGCGGGCGTCAGGGCCCGAGCGAAGACCATGCGCTGGCTGTCGACGCGCATGTCGCGCGATATCAGCCAGAGCCTGCGGGTACCGCAGCGGTCGCTCAAGAGCCGCTGGAGCGTGACCACGGCGGGGAAGGGGAACGATCAGGTGTCGATTCTCTGGTTCGGTACCGTGCCCCTGGCGGCCGAGCAAGCCGGCCGACCTCGGCAAGGAAAGCGCGGCACCAGTGTTGCCGGCCGCCGCTTCGACGGTGCCTTCCACCGTGCGGTCTACGACGGCACGCCGCGGGTCTGGATTCGCAAAAGCCGGGCAGCGGCGCTCGGCCTGGAGTTGCCGTCCATGAGCCGCAAGAAGGGCGGCGGCGACTGGCGCTTCCTGGAGTACGGCGGAGCCAACGACAGCAGCAACCACGGCCGATTTCCGGTGATGCGGGTCGGGATCGAGCTGGAGGAACTGGCCGGCGAAGTGTTTCGCCGCTATGAGCGCTTGGCTCTCGCGCGGTTCGCCGAGCTGATCGAGCAGGAAATCAACTACGCGGTGAACCATGAGCGAAAACGCTGAAAGCCTGGAAGACCTGGGCCCCCTGCACGACTCCATCATGACGTCCATTCGAGAGCGGTTCGGCGCGCGACTGAAGAACGTCGCCGAGTATGACCCCATCGCTGGCAAGGGGCAGACGATCGTCACCCCGGCCGTGCTGCTGGAGCTGGTCGAGATCCGCCCGGCGGGCGGCGTCACCGGTGGGCGCACTCCGCTTGAGCTAAACATGTCGGCGCACTGCGTGCTAAGCGCTGCGACCGACAACGTGCAGCGCGAGATCCGCAACTTCGCCGCGCAGCTGCTGTGCCTAGTGGACGGTAACCGCTGGGGTCTGGGCAGCGCCGTGACCCGTGCGGGGGATCTGGAGGCCTTCCCCGGCATGTTTACCCCCGGCGAAAAGGGCTTCGAAAGCTGGGTCGTGAACTGGAAGCAAACCATTCACCTGGGCAGCGTCTGGAGCCTGCCGCCCGAGACCTTGCCCCAGACGGTCTGGGTGGGGCAGGCGCCGAACATCGGCCCTGGACATGAAAGCAGCTATGAGCAGGTGACCGATGGATCTGTTGGCCAGGGTTGAAGAGCTGGAGCGCCGTATGGCGCAGATGGTGGTGCGAGGCAAGATCGTCGATGTGGACCCAGCCCAGCACGCAGCGCGGGTGGAGTACGGCCCCAACATGACCACCGGCTGGTTGCAATGGAAGCCGGTGCGGTCTGGCAAAGCGATTGTCTGGTGGGTGCCAGAAGTTGGCGAGGGCGTCACCGTAATCAGCGAAGGCGATCTGGCCCTGGGCGAGATTCTGCCCGGCAGTTACCACAAGGACTTTGCCGCGCCATCAACCGATCCCGATGTCTTCCTTGTCCAATACGGTGACGGGAGCCAGGTGGCATATGACCGCAAGGCGCACCTGTACACCCTGGACCTGCCGGCCGGCGGCCGGGTCGAGCTGGTGGCCCCGGGCGGCTTCAAGCTGACCGGAGACACGAAAATCGAAGGCGCGTTGCACGTCACCAAGAACATCAAAGGCGACGCCGAGATCGGCGACCAGGTCCGCAACATGAGCGCCGACCGCCTGCTGTACAACGTGCACAAACACGGCAACAGCCCGCCACCAGAACCCCAGCAGTAGAGAAGCCTATGAAAAGTGGAACCGACCGGATCACGGGGCGCCTGATCACGGGCGTTCCCTATCTGTGGCAGCGGCTCAGCGACGTCATCAGCACGCCGGTGGGGGCGCTGGTGGGACGCCGCGACTTCGGCTCGCGGCTCTTCGAAATCCTCGACCGCAACGTCGACGGCGACTTCTTCATGGATGCGTTCGTGCGCCTGGCCGAGGCGGTCAACAACAAGGCCAACGGCCTCGACGATTTCCGGCTGTCGACCATGCGTATCGAGAAGCCGGCCACCAACCATATCGAACTGTTCATTGCTGGCGACCTGCTGGTCGATGGTGTGCGGGTCGGTGTTGAACTGGAGCCCATCAGCTATGGACGGGGTTAACCTGGCGCTGCTGCCGCCGCTGACGGTGATCAAGCAGCTGAGCCATGAAGAAATTGTGCAGGCCATTGCCACGGCCGCTGGGCTGGAGAATGCCAGCCCGGCCGACCCGGCATTCCGCGTTGCGCTGGCCTGTGCTTATCGCGAGCTGATGGTGCGGCAGGAC